ACGGCAAGTACGCTGCTCTAATCCGAAAAGAAGATGAAGATAAGTGTCCAATTGCTACACAAGATGTATCAGTAAATCTTGCTAATCGCGAAAAGGCGATCAAGACAGCAGCGTATGGTCCACTTAATCCAGCCGAACCGAACACCGATTTTTGGGAAGCAAAGGCAAAGCGTTGGGATCTTCCAATTGTTCAAGCCAAAAAGTCATTGTGTGGTAATTGTGCAGCGTTTATTAAAACTCCCGAAATGTTGGAGTGTATCGAAAGTGGTCTCGGAGATAAGAATCCCACTGGTGCGATGGATAGCGTCAAAGCAGGGGATCTCGGATATTGCGAAGCGTTTGATTTCAAATGCGCCTCAGCCCGTACTTGTGACGCTTGGATCTCAGGTGGTCCAATAACAAAAGCAAAGAACATAAAAACAGGTGATGTAGTTTTGTATTCAATTCGCAAGCCCGAAGGAACGATCTACGCAACAGCACAGGTAGAACGGGTCGAAACAAGCGGTAAGGTCAAACTTGAAGGCACAGGGGAATCAAAGGAAGCAACTCCCGAAGATCCAGTTGCAGTTCTTCGCGTATATGCCGAAACAGAATCAGGTTTACAGGAGACCGATCGCCGTGTTGTTAAACCCGTCAGTGAACTCCGCCGAACCAACAAGAAACTTGAAAAAGCGACCGAAGATACGCTTGCGGCGAAGGTAAAAGAACATAATGAATCGGTCGGAAATGCGGCAGGTAAAAGAACGACGACTGGAACCTTGATGAATGTTTATCGCCGTGGAATCGGTGCATACAACACAAATCCATCCTCAGTGCGCCCGAATGTTACAGGTCCCCAACAATGGGCGATGGCTCGCGTCAATGGATTCCTTTATGGGCTAAAAAACAATAGATTTAGGAACAAGCCCTACGATACCGATTTGCTACCCGAATCCCATCCACTTCATAGGAAAGACAAGTAAACACTGGCTGCCATAAAATGCCCTAAGTGTGGCACATATTTCAAGCGTAAGTTTGGTGGTATTCTTTTGGATGGAACAGTAGTTTGCGTTAACTGTAAGGTCAATGAACTTGGCAAGATTTTGATACAGGAAACGAAAAAGATAGATTGATATCTCCACCTCGGAGATACCTCCCTATCTTCGAGGTGTTTCCGTGTTGCGAGGGCGTTTACTAAGCGGTTTGATGTTATTCTGTTCGACATGATGGAAAGGTTGCTCGATGCCAAAGGCTCGTAAGATGGTTTCACTGAACATCCAAGAAACAAGCGGCGTAGATCACCCAGCACATCTACAAGAGGGGTGGTTGGTCATTAAATCATCAGATTCCGATGTATCAGACCTTCTCTCAGACCTCGCAAAAAATGAAAACACTTCAAGCGATCGCTTGAACCAAGATGGGACTGAGGAGGAACCAATGCCCCAAGACGAAGCAACAGTTGAAACTACAGTTGAGACAACAGAAGCAACAGTAGTTGAAAAAGATGCACTCGCCGATGCTCAAGCAAAGATTAAAGAACTTGAGATGAAACTAGGCGAGACAATGAAAGAACTTGAAAAGACAAAGAAAATGTACGGCAACATGATGGATGAAGAAGATAAGAAAAAGTCAATGCACGACAAGGACGATAAGAAAATGAAAAAGTCCGATGACGAAGAACTTATCAAATCAGCACCAGCCGAAGTACAACTAATTGTCGCCGAAATGCGTAAGGCAGCAGACGAGGCACTTGCTCGCGCTACCGCAGCAGAAGAAGTTTTACTAAAAGAGCGTGACGACCGCGCAGATGCCGAAGCAATAACAAAGGCAAAAGCATGGGGTCACTTACCTATCGAAGCAGAGAAGATTGGTCCCGCCTTGCGTCGCTTGGCTGGTATTGATACAGATCTTGCTAAGGCAGTAGAAGATATGCTTAATGCTGTAGAAGCACAAGCAGAATCAGCAAATATCTTTGCCGAAATCGGCAAGTCAGGAACTCCAACCAGCGGTTCTGCTTACGAGCAGTTATCGTCAATGGCAAAGGCTGTTTCTGATACAAGCGGTATCACCTTTGAGCAAGCATTTACAAATGCTGTATCTCAGAATACTGACTTGTACAGTCAATACCTCAACGAGAAAGGTGTCAAGTAATGGCATATGAAATCAGTAATTACTCAGTAAAGGTCACGCTCGTTGCGGCAGCAGATCTTTCAGCACTTCAATATACATTCGTAAAATTGGATTCCGCAGGTAAAGCAGCCGCAGCAGCAGCAGCAACCGATATTCCAATTGGCGTACTACAGAACGCTCCAACCTCAGGACAAGAAGCAGAAGTGCTTATTGTTGGAGGCACAAAGATTGTCGCTGGAGCAGCAATAAGCGAAGGCGCACTTGTAGGAACTTCATCTACAGGTAAGGCAGTTGCATTAGTCGCTGGAACAGATACAACAAAGTATGTTGTTGGAACACTTCTAACAGAGTCAGGAGCAAGTGGTGATGTCGTAACAGCCGTCATTAACTGCGCGAATCCTGGCAGAGCAGCATAAGGAGCGAATAAACTATGCCACAGCCAAGTATTAACTCAGTCCATGTCGATGCGATATTAACAAATATCTCAATCGGCTATCTACAGAACCAAGATTCCTTCATCGCAGACAAGGTATTCCCAGTAGTACCTGTTGATAAGAAATCAGATAAGTTCTTCACATATACCAAGAACGATTGGTTCCGCGACGAGGCTCAACGCCGTGCCGATGGAACAGAATCAGCAGGTAGCGGATACAACCTTTCAACAGGTACATATTCAGCAGATGTTTTCGCCTTCCATAAGGATGTAGGCGATCAGACAGTTGCTAACGCAGATGCTCCTTTGAATCCTCTACGCGAGGCAACCGAGTTCGTAACTCGTCGCTTGCTTCTCCGCAAGGAAATCCAGTTCGTGTCAGACTTCTTCACCACAGGTGTATGGGGTACAGATGTAACTGGTGTCGCAGGAACTCCAACATCAGGTCAGACAAAGCAGTGGTCAGACTACACATCTTCAGATCCAATCAATGATATTGAAGAAGCAAAGTCAGACATTCTCGGTGCTACAGGAATGGAAGCCAATACCCTAGTTCTAGGATATGAAGTTTTCCGTCAACTAAAGAATCACCCTGATCTAGTCGATCGTATTAAGTACACATCAAGTAACACAATCACCGAAGATATGCTTGCTCGTATGTTCGATCTTGATCGTGTTCTTGTCGCTAAGGCAGTAAAGGCAACAAACAACGAAGGCGCAGCCGAGGCATATTCATTCGCTTACGGCAAAGCAGCAGCCCTTTACCATGTTGCTTCTGCTCCTGGCTTGCTAACTCCTTCTGCTGGATACACCTTCTCATGGACAGGTGTTTCAGGCGGAATTGGTTCAACAATTGGCGTAAGTTCATTCCGTATGGAATCACTAAAGGCAGAGCGTGTTGAGGCAGAAATGTCATTCGACAATAAGGTTATCGGCGCTGATCTTGGTTATTTCTGGAATACAATCGTCGCTTAATAGGTAAAAACGAGTAGGGGGGATGGACTAGAAATCCTCCCCCCTCTTTACATAAGGAGGAAAAAATGCCACAAGTAAATAGAATTTCACGGGGAGAAATCTCCGTTGGTGGAATCATTGGTTCAACAGGCGATGTAAATTACGGATTAGACTTTGGTACTGCTTCAGTTGACCCTGCGTCAATTGCGACAGTATCTCGAGGTTCAGTAACTTTCACCCTTACAGGTGCTAAGACAACTGACATCATTATCGTAAACCCACCATCAGACCTAAATGATGACTTGATTTTCTGTGGAGCGGCTATTTCAGCAGACGACACAGTTTCAATTTATCTTTACAATCCAACTGGTTCAGCAATCAATGACACAGCGCGTACATTCTCGTATGTGTGGATTGATATGACAGCGTAATATGAAAGCAAAACTATTAAAAAAAATGACCGTAGATGGTAAGGATTTACCACAAGGGTCAATTGTTGATGTGAGTGGTTGGCGCAACTACAAGTCTTTAGAAAGTATGCGTTATTTTACTTTCATCGTAGATGAAGAAAAGCCTAAAGCAGTAAAAGAACAACCAGCAGTACAAGAAATCTCACTTAGTTAATTGGGTAGGGTGGTTTTCGGATCACCCGCCCAATTTCTTGAAAAGAGGCAAGAATGTCAATATCACACGGAATTGTGTCAGTCACTACGGCTGCTACCGCGCTCAATGCTTCCCTTGATGGTGGCAAAGATGGCTCGACCATTTCAGTACAGAATCCAACAGGCGGGGCTACCGTCTATCTTGGTGGCGCAGGAGTAACTACCGCTTCATATGGAGTTCTCTTAGCGGCAGGTGTTACATTTTCTATAGAATTAAATCAAGGAGAAACTCTTTTTGGAATTGTTGCTTCTAGCACTCAAAATGTAGCAGTTCTCCGACAAGGCGTTTAGTTAGGGGCGTAAGTCATGGCTCTAACAGTAGATTTAGAAACAGTTACCCTTACGGGAACTTATGT